ACGCATTATCGGAATAAAAGTCGTAATCAGGAAGTTCTAGATCTTTATTGTAAAACTGGGCATCTTCTGGTAAGATATTATTGATAGCCGTTCCTCCATAACAAACTAACTTCTTGTTCGCAATAAAGTCTTCAACGATTGAAATGATTTTCTTTACTTTCGGATCATGGGTTATAGCTTCCCCCTTCTTTTTCTCTACGATATCAACGGCTTCGCGTAAGATCTCGAGTTCTTTTTCGTCATAAGAAACATCCGCACTAGTGTCACCGCGTCCGCGACTATGGCCGTGTTCGTGGTGTTTATTATGTGGCATTTTGATTAAAATGATATGTTATATCTATCATATCATTAGATAATTTGCACAAGTCCAACTATTCATTCATGGGTAGGATGGGCACAACGAACAAAGCAAATTATATGGTAATCTTGACACCACCTGCCGCTTCTGCTGGACGAGCCTCCATCGACGCCTTCGGGTTGGGTGGCGCTGGAGGAGCGATTGTAATTTGAACATAACGTAAATCCTCCGGTTTAAGAATAAATGCATATCCAACTGACGCGAATTTGTCTTCATATGCTTTAAGTTTTTCATCACGCACCTCCTCCTGAAAACACATTGCGGCAATTTGACACCCCCAGGTAAACGGACCATTATGACCGTCATTTATGGGACGCCCCGCTTTCTCTGGAAGCACAAGACACATATTCTTTTTATTTGAGTCCTTGAATGTTTGCGGATCTCCTACATTTTTCACGCCGAAATAGTTATATTTGGAAAGAAACAGCGATTTTGAACTCATATTGATTAGTTCAAATAACTTCGTTTTTCGATACACTGGGTTTGAACCATCCACTATCAAAATTATTTTTCCCTTGAAATCGAGGAGGTCTTCATTGCCTAAATCCTTGGACTGAAACTCACGGCCGTATTTTGGACCAAGCAAATATCGTGCAACCGATTTACTCTGTGAAATAATCTTTGCAAGTTTGTCATACATTGTAATATTTTGCGACATCATACGCATATGAATAATAAATGGATCGCCTGGATTCGGGCACTTTGCCCCAGAGAATACATAATTTCCAAGTACTTCAAATGCATCAGTAACTGGAATATGGTTATATGTTTCTTTATAATTGAAAGAGTTCACAGATGATGAAGCAATCACTGGCTGGTTTTCTACCGAAAATACTTCGAAGTCAACGAACCTACATCCTCTCGCAATCACATAAAGAAATGCCTCCATGCTAACATTCGAATTTTTAAACTTGTCTGGATTGAACGCGTTATGTGCTGCCTTGATGTAATAATCACGTAATTTGAATTTGGATTGACTATCATTTGCATTGATGGACGTAATATTTCGCTCCATGATATCCTTTGTGTCAGCGTCAGCATTCTCCATACCTTCTTTTATATTCGTATTCGTATTTATAGGTGCAGCTGTATCAGCAACACTGTCAACTTGTGGTGCCGGCATTGGAAACCATTGTGAGATAGGTGCCAAGTCTAATTCTGTTGCAGCTCTTTTACGCTGATTGACTGTCATTTCATGTTCAGTTGTATCTACCGTAAAGTTTTCAGTTGAAAGCGGTTCTTTTTTTTGAGAGTTAATCATTTTTCTCGCATCTGATAGAATCTTTTGTGTAGCTGGATCAGAGGTTGCTGGTACAGTAGGGTTTGCTGCTGCCGGTTTTGCCAGAGTTGCTGGTTTTGCCGGGGGTGCCTGTTTTGCCGGGGGTGCCTGGTTTCTCCATTTTGCCGGGGGTGCGTGTGTGTATGTGTGTGTGTGGGTGTGTATGTGTGTGTGTGTGAGTGCCTGGTTTGTAGGAGTTGCCTGGTTTGCAGGAGTTGCCTGGTTTGCCTGTTTTGCCTGGTTTGCTGGAGTTGCCTGGTTTGCCTGGTTTGCCTGGTTTGCAGGAGTTGCCTGGTTTGCCTGGTTTGCCTGGTTTGCTGGAGTTGCCTGGTTTGCCTGGTTTGCCTGGTTTGCCTGTTTTGCCTGGTTTGCTGGAGTTGCCTGATTTGCTTGTTTCATTTCTTTTTCAGCTAGAAAACCTTCACGTATTTTCTCTTGTTTTTGATGACATCGTGTTTTAACAATCTCAGAAATCTTCCATATCGCAAATCCTAGAATAATAACACCTATAAATAAGAATTCTACTTGATCTCCTTTCATTTTGAATTATAACAAGTATATTTTATATACAAGTATATTTTATAATACGAGTTGTACTTTTATATACGAGTCAGTAGATTTTTATATAAAGTTATAACAAGTATACCAACCAAGATAATACTAAAATACTAAATGACGGGTGGCTTATTGAACCTTATCGCCACAGGCAATCAAAATGTCATTTTGAATGGAAACCCAAAGAAGTCATTTTTTAAAAGCACCTATCTTAAATATACGAATTTTGGTCTTCAAAAGTTTAGAATTGATTTCGATGGCCAAAAGAAACTACGATTGACAGAAGAATCCAAATTCACCTTTTATATTCCTAGGTATGCTGAACTACTTATGGATACGTATATATGTGTAACATTACCGTCGATTTGGAGTCCGATTCATCCTCCGGCGCGTCTTGAAGATATGTGGGCTCCTTATGAGTTTCGATGGATTGAACACTTAGGAACGCAAATGGTAAAAGAGATTGTGATTTCTGTTGGTGGAATGGTTCTTCAACGATTTTCTGGGAATAACTTGATGGCGATCATGGAACGTGACTTTGATGCATCGAAGCGTGAGTTGTATAATCAAATGACCGGTCATGTTCCCGAACTTTATAACCCCGGTTGTTCTGGTGCGCGTTTGAACCAATACCCAAATGCATATCGAACCGGTAATGTAGCTGGAGCTGAGCCGTCGATTCGCGGTAGAAAAATATACATTCCGATTAATGCATGGTTTACCTTGTCTTCGAAAATGTCATTTCCGCTGGTTTGTCTTCAATACAATCAACTTCAAATCGACGTAACACTTCGGCCTGTGAAAGAACTATTCACCATACGTGATGTGACAGATCCAGGTAATTATTGGCCCGTCGTCCAGCCGGACTTCACAAACCCCCTTCATCAAATGTGGCGGTTTTTATACCCCCCTCCAAGTATTGATTTATCTCAGAATTTGTATCCGAGTAGTCGCACTGATTGGAATGCGGATGTTCATTTGATGGCGACATATTGCTTTCTCTCGGATGATGAATCCAAGGTCTTTGCAGCGAACCAACAAAAGTACTTGATCAAATCGTATTATGATTGGACATATCATGATGTAACTGGAAGTAAGAAACTCAAAATAGAGAACTCAATGGGTATGGTATCATCATGGACAATGTTCTTTCAACGAAGCGACGTTAACCTTCGTAACGAGTGGAGCAATTATACGAACTGGCCGTATAATTATCTGCCATATGACATTATTCCTGCACCGACGGACGATGATTGGAAGTGTAATAATACATTTAGTGAAGTGGTTACTGCAACAAGTGATCTTCAAACGCAAGCATGGAGAGACCGAGCAGATTTTCCACTTGATCGTTATTACCTTGATAAGAATGGTCCAAAGAATGGAATTGGACCGGGTATCAACCCTCGTGATAAACGTCTTACAGGGCTTCATATTACGGGCGATTTTCAGTCGGAAAACGAGCGCGACATTTTGCAACAGCTCGGGATATCTCTTAATGGGAAGTATCGAGAGAATTTACTAGATGCAGGTGTCTATAACTACGTGGAAAAATATACGCGTACGCGCGGTAGTGCAAGACCTGGTATTTACTGTTATAATTTTTGTTTGAATTCTGATCCATTTGATCTTCAACCTAGCGGAGCAATCAATATGAGCAAATTTAATCAAATAGAGTTAGAACTCTCGACGATATATCCGCCGTTGGACACTGCTGCCGAAGTAAAAGTGATTTGTAATCCAAACACTCGAGAGATTATTGGCATGAATAAGCCAAACGTGAATATTTATCTATATAGTTATGATTTTCAT